CCGGCGAAAAAAAAAGCGCCGATCAAAAAGAAAGTCAAAAAGAAAACGTCGGGAAATTGGGGAGGATCGAATAAACTCTCGATCGCAGAACTGAAAAGGCGCGGCCAATATCGGAAAGATCGTCACGCCTGGCGTGACAAATCAGCACTCGAACTAAAAAAGAAGCCGGCCGGCCGAGTAAGAGCAAGCGCGAAAAGCCAGCGTAGATGGATCAGGAATATCTCAGACGAAAAGGCGGTGCGGAATGGTTGTCGATTCAACGAAGGGCTGGCGATACACGTCGTTGATTTTTTCAAAACTCACTTACGATTCACAATGGGATCTCAATTCGCGGGCAAACCTTTTGTATTGACACCCTGGCAAGTTCAAAACATCTTTTTTCCTTTATTCGGTTGGGTTAGAAAAGACGGCACAAGACGTTTTCGTAAAACATATATTGAGATGCCAAAGAAAAACTACAAATCAGCGAGCGCGTCGGGAATTGGTTTGTACTTATTAGTGGCCGACGAGGAGCCGGGGGCGCATATATTTTCATTCGGTGCGGACAAAGAACAAGCGAAGATCGTTCACAGTGAGGCGATCAATTTCGTCGATGCGTCGCCGCAACTCTCAGAGGTCTTGAAAATCAACCGGACTACAAACGTGATCAACCACTTTGAGACAAACTCGTTCTATAAAGCCGAGTCCTCGGCGCCGCGCGGTAAGCAAGGCAAGAACGTACACGGCGGAATTTGCGATGAGTTGCACGAGTGGTACGGCAACAAACTCTGGAATCAATTGCGATACAGCTATCGGGCGCGACGACAACCTCTCTCTCTCGTCATAACGAACGCTGGCGAGGATACACAATCGGTTTGTTTCGGCCAAAGAGAAAAGGCGCTCGGGATAATAAACGGCAACATCGAGGACGATACTTTCTTTGCGCTCGTGATGTCAGCAAAAGAGAAAGAGGTCAGAGCCGAGATCGCCGCCGTCAAAAGAGGATCCAAAAAAATACCCGTCGCGATGCGTTGCAATCCGGCCCTCGGTCATGTGTTCTCGATCGATGATTTTATCACAGACATTAAGGACGCGATCCAGACACCTAGCGAACTGCCTAACTTTCTCAGGTACTCTTATGGAATTTGGGAAACGGGAACTAAAAAATGGTTAGTCGATGCACACTGGAAACGATGCGCCAGAACTTACACAGAAAAGAAACTTGCTGGCCTCGAATGTTGGGCTGCGCTTGACCTGGCGGCGACCGATGATCTTAGCGCCTTGAGTTTGATATTCGATCTCACCCGCGGCCACTATGCGCAACTCGTCTACTTTTGGATGCCGGAAGTTGCCGCGCGTGAGAAAAATCATTTGATCTCATATCTACAATGGGCCGACGAGGGTCACTTGACTTTAACACCTGGCGATGTTTGCGACTATGGTTTTATTCGTCACGATTTTAATCGCCTGGCTAAAGTGTTCAACATTCGAGAATTGACGTATGATCCTTGGCAAGCCGAGAAACTCACTCAAGAGATCGAACAAGGAATCCTGATCGATGGAAAGGTCGTTGAAAAGGGAACCGGAGTCCCTCGAATAAAGTTCACTCAGAACCTCGCTAGTTTTGCAGGGCCGACAACAGAGTTCGAGAGACTCGTGATCGCCGGCAAAATGCACCACAACAACAACCCGATACTCAACTGGCAAGCAGGCCACGTCCAAGTATACACCGATGCGAACGGAAACAAACGACCGATCAAACCAAAGCCAAAGGATCCGCGCAAAATAGATGGCATAGTCACGTCGATCATGGGGCTGGCGCGTGTTATGCTCAAACCTAAAAAACGTCAATCAGTTTATAAGAGAAGGGGAATCCTAGTCGGATGAGAGAAGTTATCGCGGAATTTTTAGTGATCGCCGGGATCGCATGTGTCACAACCGGGGCGGCGATTATACATCCGGCGGCCGGGTTCTTGACTTTCGGCGCCTTGTGTCTGATTGTCGGCGTCGGCATCTTGAAAATTAAACCAGAAAAAAAGGATAACAAGCCATGATCGCGCAAGGCCTCAAGGGATTTTTCTCGGCGATCTCGATCGACGGAACTCATCCGAGGGATCCGGCGCTCGCTCGCCTTTTAGGATTCGGATCCAGAACGGTGTCGGGCGCCGACGTGACGCCAGAGAAGGCGCTCGGATTGCCAGCGTATTTTCGCGCCGTTAATCTGTTGGCGAATCCAGTCGCAAAACTGCCGATGATTGTCAACCGATTGACAATCGAGGGCGAGATCCCCGACAAGGATCACGCGGCCTATCCACTATTGAAAAGAAAAGCGAACGACGAGATGACGGCCGACACTTTCAAAAAGACTTTGCAAGCGCACGCGCTGAACTGGGGAAACGGCGTCGCGTGGATCCGCCGGGATGGCGCCGGCCGGCCGGTCGAGTTGATACCACTTTTGCCGGATCGAACGAGTCTCGTTCGATTACGCAACGGCGTTCCCGATCGGAATGTTCAGTCGGCCGGCCAGCTTATGTATTTTTCAAGGATCGCCGGTGAGTTGCGATCGTTTCTCCCCGAAAACATTTTGCACATTATGGGTCTGAGTTTCAATGGCCTTTGGGGATACCCGATCGTCGAACTGTTGAAAGAGTCTCTGGGCGAGGCGATCGCGGTGAGAACATTCGGCGCGACGTTTTTTGGTCAAGGCGCGGTGCCCTCTGGTGTCGTCACGATGCCCACCGGGATGGACGACGAGGAAGACAAAGAGAATTTTTTAGTCGAGTTGAATAAGAAACACGCCGGCCTCGGTTCTCAGCATCGCGTATTATTATTGGAGGAGAACGCGAAGTGGACATCGACAACGATCCCGCCAGAGGCCGCACAGTTTTTACAAACGCGCGAGATGAACGTGAGGGACATCGCGAACATCGTCGGAGTACAACCTCATAAACTCGGCGACCCTAGTCGCAAATCATACAACTCGCTCGAACAATCCAACCAAGAACAAAAAGAAGATAACATCGATCCTTGGTTATGTGTCTGGGAAAAAGAAGCCGAGGATAAACTTTTGACCGAGGATGAAAAAAGAAACGAGACGCACGAGATCAAATTCAATCGCGACTCTTTAGAGTTCGTTTCAATGAAGGACAAAACGGATTCAGTGATCAAACTACATAACAATTCTTTTATCGACAAGGACGAGGGCCGAAAGAGGATAGGCCTTCCCCCGTCTGGAGATCCGAACGCGAAACGATTCAAGATGGCGAGAAACATCGGATTCGAGGATCAACAGGATCAACCGCCGTCGGCCAGGCGAACGGATCAAACGGCCGGCCAGGCTACATCAACACAAGGCAGCGCCGCACTAAACCGCCATGATCCCGCCAGGGCATCCGGCCAGACAAACTGCCAGGCCGGCCAGGCGGCCGCCTCGATCGACTCGGCCGAGGCATCGACAAACCAGGCCTCGGTGATCGCCGGCGACCAGGCGGCCGGCCAGGCCGCGGGAATAGATCCGCCCACTGGAATTTTCTCATCCGATCCCACTGAGGTACTCCGCCACCTGGCGATTGACTCATTCTCTCGGATCGTCAAGCGGATCACAACGCAAGCGATCAAACACGCCAAGGCCTCGGCGATCGCCGGGCCTCGCGCCGGCGCCGAGTTTATGGACTGGTTGGATTCGATGATCGAAAGCAATCGATCACAATGTCGATCGATACTCGAATCGGCGTCAAAGGTTTGTTCATTGTCTAGATCACAACCGATCGACACGGCCGCGGCCGCCAATGAGGTTCTCGATCAACTGTTCAATCAGTTCAACGAATTAGCAAACAAGACTACACCAAAAAAACTCGTCGAGGCCGTCGAGGGCCTAGCCGCGGAACTCGTCGAGACAATGCCGGCCAGCCAGGCCGAGGAGTTCACAAAATAGAATCAGATCGATCAAACGTTTCCCTCAAATACTCGGAGCAATCAAATGAAATACCCAAACGTAGCAAAACACATTTTCAATACGCCTTGGTTAATTCACCCCGACAAGATGCAAACGATCAGCGATCTCGTCGAGGCTAGAATGAACGGTGTCCAAATGTCGGAGGCGGAAATACAAGCGATCGCGAACGATGGCCAGGCACCACAACACGAACCAGGAAAGTCAATCGCGGTCCTCGCGTTGTTTGGCACTCTGATGCAACACCGCCGAACATTCCACGACTCTGGCGGAACATCGACGGAGACGTTTAAGAGAGACTTCAAAAGAGTTCTTGACGATTCACAAATCGGATCGATCATAATCGAGGTTCATTCGCCGGGCGGTCAAGTCTGGGGAACTGAGGAACTCGCGCAAACCATATTCGACGCGAGGTCGAGAAAGAAAATCATATCGGTCGTCAACTCTCAGGCGGCCAGCGCGGCCTATTGGATCGCGGCCGCGGCGAGCGAGGTTGTAATCACTCAAGGCGGAACCGTGGGATCGATCGGAGTAGTCACGATTCACTTTGACATAAGCGCTCAAATGGAAATGGTGGGAGTCAAGCCGACATTGATCGCGATTCCAGAAAAGAAAATCGAAGGGAATCAATTCGAGCCGCTAACTGATCCGGCACTCTCTCAAATCAAATCAGATCAATCCGTAATGTTCGATCGATTTGTGAAAGGTGTCGCGAAATTCAGAAAGCAAACGACCTCGACGGTCAAGACAAAGTTCGGGGCCGGCGGTATGCTACTCGCCGACGCGGCCGTTGATGCCGGTATGGTCGATCGGATCGGAACCCTCGACAGTGAGATCGAATTGATCCTGAATGGTGGGGGATCTCGCCGCCGACCTTTAGCCCGCAAACATAAGAACGACAACAGGTTACAGATCGCGCAAGCACGAAACTTGACAGATCTCCCCTGATTGTCCTATGATGATCGAAACGAGAAAGCGAACCGCGGCCGTCAAATCAAATTGAGACGGCCCTAGTTCGAGGCCTAGTTGCCAAGTCAAACCGCGGCAGCGTTCGCCATCGATGTTTGAAATATAACATCGCCGGCGAACGGTGCCGTTTTTTTTTCGGCACATATCCGGCGAGCAATCAAAACCGCAAAGGGAGACGGAAACATGATCACCGCCAAAGAACATAAAGAGAAACGAGCCAAACTGATCGACCAGGCCCAAAAGTTCAACGATGAAAACAAAGACGCCGACGGGCACTTATCCGCCGAGAATCAAGAACAGTTCGACAAGATATTCGAGGGTGCCGACGAACACCTGAAAAGCGCGAATCGTATTCTCAAACTCGAAAAGGCCGCGGCCTCGTTGAACGAAGTCGAGCCGAACATCGCGCAGATCGATCCAATGTCGAGGGACGCCGGTCACGATGGGTCTGACCTGGCGACGGGCGGCCGAATCTTTCTCCGATACCCTCGGAACCAGGCAAATGGCAAACCGCGATACGTTATCCAGAAATCAGGTGTCCGCGGGTCCAAGACTTACATGTCGGCGTTCGAGAGTTATTTGAAAGGCGGAACTCTCTCGACTGAACAGTTCGCCGCCTTGCAATCCGACAACGACACCCAAGCGGGTTTCCTTGTTCCCTCCGAACAATTCGCGACGGGGATCCTCAAAGACATCGACGACATTCTCTGGATCCGGCAACTCGCAACGATCCACACAGTAGCAGAGGCGACGAGTCTCGGAATCAGAAAGAGAACAACTCGCGCCTCCACGTTCGACTGGTCTACCGAGTTGCAAGTCTCCGACGAGGATCAGTCGCTCAAGTATGGAAAAAAGGTTTTGCATCCTCACCACGCGACGGGCCTAATCAAAGTCTCTCGTGATCTCTTGCGTCGTTCGATGCTAGGGGCCGAGGCCGAGGTCCGAAGCGAACTCGCACGGGATGCCGGCGAGTTAATGGAGGACGCGTACTTGACGGGCGACGGAAATCTGAAACCCCTCGGCGTGTTTGTCGAATCGGATGACGGGATCGGGGCGACTCGAAACGTCCAGGCCGGCAACACGGCCACTGAATTCACGGCCGATGGCCTGATCAATGCGAAATACTCTCTCAAAGAGGGATACCGAAACGACGCCTCGACGCGATGGTTGATGCATCGCGAGGCTCTCAAAATTGCTGTCAAGCTGAAAGACGACGAGGGTCGCTTTCTCTGGTTGTCGGGCCTCACTGAAAACGAACCCGATCGCCTCTTAGGCATTGCGATTGCCGAAAGCGAAAGAGCGCCAAGCACTTTCACGGCCGGTTTGTTCGTAGCGATTCTAGGGGCCTGGCGTCACTACGCGATCGCCGACGCCCTCGACATGGAAATTCAAATGTTGATGGAACTGTTCGCACAGACGAATGAGGTCGGTTTCCTCGGTCGTTTGAAAAACGACGGATTGCCACAACTAGAGGAAGCATTCGCACGAGTTCAACTTGGCCCCTGATTATTAACCGAATAGGTAAACAAAACTTTTTCAATAACTGAAAGAATTATTAACCAGACGAGTAAACAAAATCAAAACCTATAAAGGGTCAAATCATGTTGCAACTCTCTAGCGATCTGTTTCTGGTCAAGGCGCTTGACCAGGCATCGGGAACCGTTGATCGAAACGGCGCCGGCCTCGATATGTCGAATTTTGAAACGGTTTTCATGTTGGTCAACATGGGAACAATCGCCGGCGGCGCTGTAACCAGTATTAAAGCGCAACAGTCCGACGATGACGGAGTTGGCGATGCCTACTCCGATTTACTAGCAACAAAAATCGACATCGAGGACGATGACGATAATCAGATTTTCGCCATCGAAATCACTCGCCCTCAAAAGAAATTCGTTCGCGTGGTAGTAGACAAGGACGGCGCGAACGCGACTGACGAGACGGCAACCTATTTGCAATACAAAAAGCGAACGCCGGGAGCCGACATCAACGTAACGGATCTCGTTACGTTCGAGTCGCATGTCTCGCCGATCGAAGGTGTCGCCTAGAATCACGAATTGATTGACGATCAGGAATCTCAATAAATGTTCTCACAATTATTCAGCGATGAATTGACCTCCGACGGGGCCGGCGACGGTACTCTGTTGCTAGGTCCGGTCAAGGGTCGAATCATCAATGTGATCTATGAGGCGGACCCGACGACGCCTTACGATGCGACGGTCGATTTCACAGTGACAACCGAGAACACTAAACAAACGATCTGGGGTCCGCTCAATGTCCCCGCATCAAGAACAAGGGCACCAAGACAGGAGACGCACAAAACAGGAGGCGGCGTCACTGGCGGATATGATTTCATTCATTGCGCCGGAGTCAATGGTGAGAAAGTCAAAATCGTAATTGCGCAAGCAGGCGCGACTAAAAAAGGTAAGTTCACAATCATAGCCGACGACGACTAAAAATGGCCTTTCCCAAAAGACAAATACTCTCAGTTCAAACCGACGGGGCCGGTGATCTCGAAGTATTCATTAACGCCCTGAACGGCAAGATCGAAAGCGTCGAATACATAGCCGACGGTTCAAATCCTTTCGCCGCGACGGCAGATTTCACAATCACTCTCGAACGAACTGGCGTTGTAGTTTGGGCCGAACTCGGTGTCGCTGCATCAAAGACAGTCAGACCACGGCAGAGGATCAACAATCCCGAGGGAGTGTTGCAACCCGAGTTAGATCACATTATCGTGGGCGGTGGAGTCGGTTCGGAATTTGATCGACTAAAAATAGTTGTCGCTAATGGCGGCGCGAACAAAGACGGACAATTTTCAGTTCTTATGTTTTAGAAATTATGCACGCTCAAATACTCGAAATTGATTTACAAACAGACGGAGCCGGCGATGCAGTCGGATTGATCGGGCCGATCTCTGGTGAGATCATCAATATCATTTATGAGAAAGATGGATCGAACCCCTATTTGAGTACAGTCAATTTTAACATAACAACGGAGACCTCTAAACAAAATCTCTGGGTAGCACAGGGAGTCGATCTAGCGCAGACAGTCGCGCCTCAGCAACAATGTCACGATACACTCGGGAGCGGAACAACTAAAGATTGTACGATCATGGCGGTCGGCGTACCCGGCGAAAATGTCAAAGTCGTTCTCGACACTGGCGGCGCAAACAAAGATGGAAAATTCAAAGTAATCTGGCGGTAACAAAATGAAAATCAAAATGAGACAATCGGCCGCGGGGCCTGATTTCAACCTGAAACAAAACCAGGTGATTGAACTCGATGACAAACTCGCGAAAGGCCTGATCAAAGCGGGGGCCGCCGAAAAGTTCGTCGAGAAGGCAGCGAGCAAACCGGTGCCGCCGAATGAACACGATCGCACAGAAACAGAGAAAGAAAATTTGAAGAAAGATGAGGCCGCGGTGAAAGCGGCCGCCAAGGCCGATGGAGCCTCATCCGGTCTGAAAGCCAAGGCCGATGAGATCGAGGCAAAGGACGAGGCAAACGACGAGGCCGGCGACGAGGCCGGTGACGAGGCCGACGACGACAAACCGCCGCCGCCCTTAGACATTCCAGAAACCAAACCGAAACGCGGCCGTCGGTCAAACAAATGATGACACATGGGATTAGTAAGAACAGTAGACCCAACGATCGAGCCGCTTACGGTCGCCGACGGCCGTAAGCAAGTGGAGATCCCCGCCTCGAATGCGACTCATAATACATATCTTAGTATTCTAATCCAGGCCGCCAGAGAAAAGATCGAGAACGTAACAGGCCGCGCGTTCATCGAACAAACCTTCAAACTCGCTCTCGATCTATTCCCCGAAACGGTCATCGCCATCCCGCGGCCGCCTTTGTTGTCGATCGAGTCGATCAAATATATTGACGATGCCGGCGTCGAGCAAACCTTATCCAACAGCCTTTTCCGAGTCGGGAAGCTTTCGTCGCCTGGTCGAGTCATGCCAATATTTAGCGAGGTGTGGCCGGTCACTCAAAACGTGATCGAGGCCGTCGTCATCGAGTTCAAGGCCGGCTATGGAACCGACGCGAGTACAGTACCTAACAAAGTATTGCAAGCAATAAGACTCACAGTCGGGAACTGGTTTGAAAATCGAGAGTCAGTAATCGCCGGAACGATCGCGGCCGAACTCCCTCAGTCTGCGCTTTGGTTAATCAACGGATTGAAGCGCGGCGGATTCCCCGGCGAGTTTAACATGAAACAATCGAACGTCGAGTCGAGGATCTTTCGATGAGATCTGGAACCCTCAGACACGCGATCGAGTTTATACGATTGGACATAATCAAGGATGCGAACGGTCAGCCGATTCCAGATCCGGTCAGTATTGATCGAGACGTTCCGGCAAGTGTGCGGGCCGTCTCTGGCGGTGAGTTTGTTCGAGGCCGGCGGATGTCCGGGATCGCAACGGTTTTGATCGTGACGAGATTTAGAGAGGACATCGATAACGAGATGAGAATAATCCACGAGGACCGCCGCCTTGAGATCGTTCGAGTCTACGATCCGGACGAACATCGACACGATTTATTTATTGAATGCAAAGAGGAAGTTTAACGCATGGCGAGTCTTTCCGCAGATCGAGCGACGATCGAGATCCTCAATAAAGGCGACAAGAAACTGGCGGCCTTTTTTGTGAGTCTCCCTGATACGATGCGCCGAAAACATATTCGATCGGCGGCAAATAAAGCGGGCCGGGTCGTCATCAAAGAACAACGCAAACGGGTTCCCCGATCAAAGAGAACAGGTTCGACCAGATTGCAATCACAACAAACCTCGTCGCGCCTCAGTAGTCGAAAGGATTTATTCAAAGCGATCGAACAAAGGCCGTCGTCAAAATGGGATAGCAAAGCAGCACTGGCCCGCGGGGGAATTATAGGGACTGCGGTCGGTCCGCGATGGCCGGAGGGCGCGGTCACTCACTTGATCGAGTTCGGCCATAGGCTAATCGCGTGGGGGCATCGAACAGGCTCGCGAGTAAAGAGACAACCATTTATGCGACCAGCACAACGCGCGTCGAGGCCTAGAATTTCCTCGGTGTTCAAAACAACATTATTAGCAGGCCTAAAAAAAGAGGCCGGGAAAAAAGGAATCAAAGTAACTTGAGCGATATTCAAAAAGGTTTGCGAACTTTCCTTTTGACTAAGCCGGAAATTGTCGCGCTCGTTCCCGCGGAGCGTATAGATCCCGACATATTGCCACAAAATCCGATCTACCCATCGATTGCATTGTGGGTCGATTCGGCCGATTCGTTTGATCACTTGGAGGGCGCATCGGGATTGACCGACGATCGAGTTCAGATCGATATATTTTCAGAGGTACGCGGCCAAGCGACTGACATCGGCGAATTGATTCGGGTGGCAATTCAAGGTTATCGCGGGAAAATGGGCGATGAGTTTGCGAGAGGAGTCAAGTTCGTAGGCAAGGCGGATTTGGTCGAGGCGCCGGTCGATGCCGGTGATCGATGGATCTATATTCGATCTCTCGATTTTGAGATTGTGAGTTCGGAACAAACAACAACAACCCCAACAGCATAGGGAGAGCAATCATGGCGATCGACACTGGCAACGGCGCGACACTGGTTTTCGGAATCACTGGTTTCACGGCCAATTACAATCGGATCGGGGGCAGCGAGCAAGAGGTTCCTGACATCAACGATTCTCATTTGCAGACAACCGGATTCGAGACGAAACGACCTGGCGATCTAACTGACGCTGGCGAGGTTGAGGCCGAACTCCAATATGATTCGGATACGCCGCCGCCTCTCAAGACCGTCGAGATCGCGACGATCACCTATCCGGTGCCAGAGGGTTTGTCGAACGGCGCCACACTGGCGGGAACTGGTTTCATCAAAAAGAGAACGACGGCCGATCTCGCTAATAACGAGTTGCAAATTGGTTCCCTCGTTTTCATGTGGGACGGCAAAACAGGGCCGGCGTTTACGCCGGCATCCTGATCAATCTAGCTGCCCGGGTTTCAGATCGAATTAACGAAAACAAAAGAGGGAGAAAACATCGTGTCAGATTTAGAATGTACTCTCGCCCCTCATCCGATGAGTCGGGTCCACCCGCGGACGGGTGCGATCATTGAACCGATGCCAAACTACAAACAAATATTGATCGGCAAACAGCGCGTCGGCTATGTGTTGAAAGGATCGCCGATCAGTCTGATCAAGCGGGTCGATGGTGTAGAACTCGTTTTGATCAAAGAGGCGGTGGCCGCTTGGACTGGCCAGGATGAGGTCAAGGTCAATCAACCGCCGAAACTGGTTGACAAAACGGCGGACGAAAGCGAGGCCGACTCGCCTGGTATTCTCGGACCGGATGGAAATCAGTTCGACGAGGACGACGAGGACGACGAGGACGATGACGGCTAACGAATAGGATTGAACCACCGAGATTTGCTCGGCCTTTGTTTAACAAACTTAATGAGGATCTCAAATCATGGCAGACTTAGTAATTACGGCCGCGAACGTCAAGCAAGGTTCGGCCGCACAGATTAAACAAGGAATCGCCGGCGAAGTGATCGCGGCCGGCAAGTCAGTTTTCATCGACACGGCCGACGGGAACAAAATCAAACTAGCCGACAATGGCGCCGAGGCCTCGGCTAAGGCCGAGGGGATCGCCTCGAACAACGCCGCGGCCGATCAGCCGATCAGTTACCAGACGGCGGGGAACATAGATCTCGGCGCAACGCTCATAGTCGCCGAACGGTATTTCGTTTCCAACACGGCCGGCGGTATCAAACCAGAGGCGGATCTCTTGAGCGGCGAGCGCGTGTCCTTATTAGGCATCGCATCAGCGGCGAACAATCTCGCGATGTCGAGAGTCAACAGCGGTACTGTCGTTCCGTAGAAAAGTTAGGAGCTGACGATCGCCCCCCCCCCCGGATTTGAGATATTTAACAAAACCAACAATCGAAAGAAGATTCAACTGTCTAACAAAATGAGGCCGCCGTCGTTCCTGCAGGCGCCGACGTGCGAGGCCTAGGCGATTGTGTTTTTTTACCAGTCAAACAGAAAAGGAAAATCAAAACCAGATGGAAAAGAAAGCAGCAACACGCGAACAACTCAACACAGAATTGAGAAAGCGCCGGTACGATTTCGTCGATTTGCCAAATGGATTATCGGTGCGAATACGTTCTTTAACTGAATTTGAAAAAAGTAATTTCGAGATCGAACTATTAAAGAAAAAATCCGACGGTGTGAATCTGAACAAATTGAAATTCGCGCGCCAGAGGTTGATCTCATTAACAGCAGTCGATAATGACGGCGAGCTATTATTTGATGACAAGACGGATCTAAATAATTATGATGGGGCGATGACGGCAAAGATTTATGACGAAGCTAGAATCCATTGTGGATTCGAGGATGGTGACATAGAGGGCCTGGTAAAAAACTCAAGCGGAATCGTAGGCGACGATTCGCCTACAGACTCGCCGGCCACGTTGGAAGAGTAGACGTTGATCAAATGCTGGACGAGATGGATCCAGCGGATTTGGATGAATGGTACGCTAGTTACTTACTGGATCCATGGGATCAAGAGTGGGAACAAGCTGGCACCATAGCGGCCGAGATTCGTAATTTCAGAAGACTATTGTTTGCAGGACTGGCTAAAGAAACTTTGGAAGAAAAAGAATTAACAGAGGCCGATGATTTTAGTCCTAAATTAGTTTTCGGAAAGCAAAAAGAAGAACCAGAACATCAAACGCGGTCAGACACAATCGACATCAAGACCGATGAAGAAAACATGCAAAGGATATATGGCGACGGATGGCAACCCTGGGAACCTTAGTCACGAATGTTATCGCCAAGACCAAAGGTTTTGAGTCGGGGATGAAACGCGCCTCAACATCGACAACAAAATTCGGAGCGGCAACAGCAGGCGCGCGAAAAAAATTGGCGGGCCTCGGCGCCGGTCTACTAAGTGGCCTCGGCCTGGTCGCCTTTGTTGCGGGTATCAAATCTGCATTCACGGCGATCGACACCCTCGCCAAAACTTCGGACAGTCTCGGCATCACTACCGAGAAACTCGCCGGCCTAAGATTCGCGGCCGAACAAACAGGACTATCAACCGAGGGCCTGGACAAAGCACTATCAAAAATGGTTCGGAGTGTAGGAGAGGCGGAACGCGGAACCGGCGTCGCAAAAGATGCGTTCAAGGAATTAGGACTGAGCGCCGAGGAACTCGGACAGCTAACACCTGATCAACAATTCTTAGCAATCTCCGACGCGATTTCAAAAACTAAAACATCGACCGATAAGGCGACGCTATCCTATCAGATTTTCGGCCGACAGGGTGTCGCACTCGTCAACACTCTAGAACTCGGTGCCGACGGTTTAAACGAATTCCAAATGGAAGCCGAGGCCGCCGGCATCGCAGTCAGTCGGATCGACGCCGCGGCGATTGAAAAGGCAAACGATTCAATCAACAAAGCGAAACAATCGGTCAAAGGCCTGGGAAATAGTATCGCAGTTATTCTGGCGCCTACGCTTGACGCACTCGGTCGGAGTTTCAGTTTTGTTGCAACTGGTCAAGATGAGGCATTTGGACCCGCCGCGCGAACGCGAATCATCGAAGTCAAAAACGAAATTGTCAAACTCGAAGAGGCTAATAGAAAACTTCGCAGAGATGGTGTCGGCATCTTTGAATCTTCCACAATCAAACAGAACGAGGCCGCGCTCAAGTTGCTAACCGCCGAACTCGGAAAATTCAATGATGAACAGAGACGCGCGGCCGAACTTTCAAAGAAGAGAGCCGAGGAGAGAAGGGCCGCGGCAATACAAGCAGAAAAAGACGCCGAGAGTCTGGCTATTCGACGCTCGATCGACACGAAAGAGGCAAGATTTCTGGCCGAGATCGAGAAGGAGATTCTAAAGGTTCGAGGAGAGGCGGGCCTCACGGCCAGGATCGCGGCCTTTGAAACAGAACTCCAGGCGAAAGGGGCACCGGAAGCGATCATAGGAAACATCAAGCAACAACAAAAAGAATTACTCAAACTAAGAAAGACCCGGCGAGAAAATCAGGAAATATTCGACGATGAGACTGAAAGGATTCGGAGGCGAGCAAAAGTCAATCAGGAATTGGCGGCGCAAGCAAGGGTCTTGCGAAAGAGTTTGAGAACGCCTTTCGATGATGCGCGGATATCAATCGAAAAGTGGCTAGAATTATTAGAGAGAGGCTCCATCTCACAGAAAACATTTGACAAAGCGACTCAAAAACTGTTGAAAGATTTTGCGCCGGAACAAGAGGCCGTCACCGGGGCCGCAGAAAAAGGGACTAGACTCGTCGGCGCGATCGGCCGAAACACTTTGGCCGAGGCGAGTTTCTTGAACAAGCAAAAGTTCGGCGACAAAGGAACCGATCCGGCCGATCGAGTAATAAAGAAACACGATGAGGAGATTAAGGAACTCAGAGAACAGAAAGCACTGCTCGCCGAGATCGTCGAAAATTCAAAACAACAATTCACAGTCGTCAAGAGAACTTGAACAAATGGGCGTCATCGATACACGAGTTGCAAAGGGAAGCCCGACGGGCGGCGATGATAATCGCGGAGGCCGCCAGGCACAGATTGTTTTTGACGTGACGACTGACAACGTGGACAACAACATCGTAACGGTCATTCGCGATGTATCCATCCCTCAATATCCGTCGATTTATGTTCTGGGGACTGATTCGGATCCCGGTCTATTCCTTGACAATAGAAACGCAAAACGAGAACGCGATTCAAACAACAAATGGAAAGTCACTTGCAACTTCAAATCGGAAGAAAGCGATAAGAGTGAAAACCAGCTTGACAATCCACTCCTCGAACCGGTCACGAGAGAGTGGGACACGGCCGACGAGCCGATCCCGTTTGAAAGAGACGCACTAGGCAAAGCCGTCGTCAATACTTTGGGGATGCCATTTGATCCGCCGATCGAATCCCGTCGCCTTTACCAGATCGGTATGTTCGTTAGAAACGAGGCCACGTTCGACGGCAACAGCGCACTCGATTTTATAGATCATGTCAACGCCGACGTGTTCGCCGGGTTTCAACCTGGTCAAGTTCTCGTCGCAAAGATCAGAGCGAGCGAACGATTCCACGGAACGATCGGATCTTACTTTGTTGTGACCTATGTTTTCTGGGCGCGCGAGGCCGGCTGGCTACACGAGGAGCCGAATCGATCGTTCTATCAAGCAAAGGTTCCCGGTTCGCTGACGCGATTTAAAAGGATTATAGACGACGACAAAAAACCGATCGTCGAACCGGGATACATTGACGAGCAATCAATCTATATCACACCAGAAGAATTACAAAAGGGATCCGCCGGCGGGGGAAAAGATCCGTTTTATTTAGAGTTCACTAGGTTCGCGCCTGTTGCGCTTGGACCTCTCGGCCTAGCTTAACAATGGAGATCAAATCAAATGGCACAAGACAGAGTCAATAGTGATATGCTCTTTCTGGGCAATGTCCACATACAAAAATTGTTAACTTTTACGGTTCCCTTTCTTGATGATACTGGCGTCAAGGTGAACGCGAATATCTCGGCCTCGAAATTGATTCATCGACACGCGATCCAATACAATCAACTCGACGGGACGAATGTCATCGCACAATCCGAGGTCGTTCACTACACCAGGGCCGCGGGGAATCTCGCGTCGGTCGAAGTTTTCCCGACGACTGGACCCTCTGGCGGTACGGTCAAATATACGGTCGATGTAGAGAAGTCAGTCGCGGGCGGCGCGTTCGTAACGGTGTTGACCTCGCCGGTCGATGTCGTCAACGGTTCAACTGATCGAGTTAAACTCGACGGCGCGATCGCCGCCGCGGCGCTCCTCGACGATACAGCGATTCGAGTCGTCGTCGCGATTCAAGCGGGAAGTGGAGCGCAAGGCCAAGGCCTCGGAGTGATTCTTAATATCGATGAAAATCCAATTTAATCAAACAACATGGCCGATCCAAGTTCACCCGCTGTTTTCGATCTCAGAACCGCCGAGGGCCTTCTCGATCGAGTCCAGTTATTAGAGCGCCGAGACGATCGGGCGCCTCGCCGGCGGATCCGACCCAAGTCAGACGAGGCCGAATCGACAGAGACTCACGTCGTCGTCCTGACCGAGGATCTCCCCGCGGCGTCGATCGTTTCAACAAGGTTTGTTCTCGGCCGCGCCAAGGCTTTTGTCTATAC